TGTAAAAAGTTTCTTACAACACGACCAACCTCGTAAGATTCGCCTTCTTTGTATTCTACTCCTCTACATTCAATGTCTTTTTTTATCTTTACTTTATACATATCTATCTATTTATGTTAAATCTGTAATCTTGTGCTATACCATATAAACCAATAGAACCAGCACTATCATCGTAAAGCTCGTTCTGGTCTTGGTAAAATATCTTGTCTACTACTACACCACTATAAGTGCCACTAACGTAGTCTAGAGCTGTTCTAACGTGACCAGCTAGAGTTGTCATATCAGCGTAGCTATTGTGATAAATGCTTATCTGTACTCTTACATAGTCATAAGTACTTACTCCGTTCTTAGTGTTGTTAGGCTCATCTGCAAACATCTGATAAGTTATATAAGGTAACTTAACGTCTGTAGGAAAATTGTAACGACTAGGAAAGATTCTTAAGTTGCCACTTGTAGTAACTAAAGGAGCAACATTTGAGTCGTTGCTTAAAATATTATATATTACTTTTCCTATCTCCATTACTTCATTCTTTTGTCAATGAGTTTTTTTATTTCTCCTATTACACTATTGATAGCTGTGTTACCTTTACTAGCAGCAGTCTTATCTAACATTCTTAGTCCAGGAATACCTCTAAATCCATACTCTAAGAAATAGAAATAAAAACCAGACTTCTCTTTACTAGCAAATGATTTTTTAACTCTTGGTCCTACATATACCGTCGGTGGCTTACCTTTTACATTCTTTCCGTTGATTATAGCTAAAGACTTTTTAAGTTGTTTAGATTCAACTGGAACAATAGATTTAAGCTCTTGTAGAATTGGCTTAGATGCTTTGCGCATTCCTTGTCTTAGTAGTGTCTTATTTTTACTATCAGACATATTAAGACTCTCTAAGTCCTTAATTAAAGACTTCAGCTCTTTCTCATCAATGGTAGCTGTAACAAAACCAGCGTGACCACCTTGATTACCTCTTAATATTTTACTTGTTCCTATTGCCATTATTGCTCTGGAAAAGGGTTAATACCGTTATCTATTAATATGTTTATCCAATCTATTTCCTTAATATATAAGTCTACATTGTCCCACTTAGTCTCTAAGCATTGATAGGTTTCTATCACTCCATAGGATACTATCGCCTCGCTATCGTTCCATACAATGTAGTAACTCTTTACCTCTGGGTAGCATATTTCTGTTAATCTTAAACTCATTACGTTGTTAGTTGTGTTAGTTCGCTATCACTTAAAGCCTCATTAAATACTGCTACTGCTTTGACTTTACCGTAGAAGTTATTACTTCCATTAATATCAAAATTTAAACTATTCAATGTTCCACTTTGTACAGTATTACTTTGTGTTGTATTAGTATCTTTTTCAACCCCATTAATCCACAAAGCATAGTCATTAGCTTTAAATTTACAAGCTATTTTATTCATATTTGTTTGACTAATATCAGTTGCATCTAAATCAACAGTATTAACATATCCATTCATAGCTATATAAAATTGAACTCTATTTGTGGTTGAGTGTAATGATAATGTAATTCTATTATTTGCTGCTGAAGAAATAGTAATAGTTCGAGTATCTCCTCCATCAGCCAAAGCAGCTATCTCTGCATATAACACACCCTCTGTTGAGTTTATTAAGTCAGCACTACCAGCACCAGTTGCAGTCTCTGTAGCTCTTGTCTCTGTGCTACCGTATGTTGGTATGTACGATGTAGCGTAGGATAGTTCTTCTAGTTGTGCCCCCCAAACGTATACTCCGTTAGTTGTATTTGTATAGTCTGTTGTTAAAGTACCATCTACTGAAGGAGTGGTAAATAAAACTTCACTTCCTGATGTATTGGTAGTAGTTATTATACATCTATACCAACCATTACCATAATCTTCTATACTTGCTGTAGTTCCTGATGCTGTTGGTGATGTGCTAATAGTTCCGTTAGATAAATTAAATATTGCGTAATATCCACCTCCATAACTACCAATGCCTAATACTAAATAATCATACTCGGCTTTTTTAGCAAAAATACTTGCAGAATATGGTGCTGATGCACTTGTAGATGCTCCTATATAAGAATTGTTAGGGTCTCTACTTGTGTCATTAGCTATTAATTTAGTTGCATTGTTTTCTCCACTTGGAGATGTAGCTGCGTTAGGTGTTCTTGTTATATATGAAGCAGCAAAATCTAAATTCCAACTACTATCACTAAAATCCTCACTATAAGTAATAAGATTAGTAGAAGTAGGCTCTAACAATATATGACCATTATCTCCATTACTATCATAGCTTATTCTTGGAATGTTGTTGGTGTCTATTATTTCTTTGACTGATACGTTGTCTATTGAAAAGTTATCCCCTATGGTCGGTGTATTATTATAAATTCTTATCCATATTTCACTTGATGTAGATGTAATTATGGTATTTTCAGTAAAGTCTAAAATTTGACCTTTAGAATATAAATCTGTACCACCTTGTGATGAGCCTATATTTACTCTCCAATCAGTACTTGTAGTTCCCTCTATTGCAGTATATTTTAACTGAAAGTTTTTACCTGATGAAACACTAAAAGATTGTTCTATACCTCCATAAGTGTTTCCGTCATTTTCTATATATATTAAATCATTTGTTATCTCAAAATAAGCCCCTCTATGAGAATACCAATTGCCATTGACAACTAACTCACTACCTAGAGTTCTACCTACCATCTCGACTAAGCCACTAGAATTAACTCGACTAGCTACACTAGCTCTAGCAAAGTCAAAGTCCTCATAAGGCTCGTCTATTGGTGCTACGTTGTAAAGCGTACCAGCCTTGTAACCAGTAGGAGTTAAGATTATACTCGCTTTATTTAATAGTCCGTCTGCCATTAGCTTATGTCATTTAATGTTTGTAAGAATGCTTGGCTGTCTGTAGTGTTCTCTACTACTCCTCCAGCAGCTACTACTCTTGTTGTTAGTATGCTTATGTAATCGGCTGGTGTTGGGTCAAATATACCACCATCAATAATAGTCCAACCATCATCCTCTATTAAGCTGAATCTTGAAGCATAAGCTGACTCTGTAAATTGTGAGCCTCCGAAGTTTATACTTATACCAGTATCTACTACACCAGCAGCCCAAGCTATTAGCGTTGCATCGTAGTTAGAAGTAGATAAACCAGTAGCGTTCTGCATAAAGTTAGTAAAGTTAGAAACATTAGCAATAGTCCACGCTGCTAGAGATTGGTCGAATAAGTCGCAGTTGTAGAACATTTGTTGCATATTTTCTACATTAGTAGTGTCCCAACTATATATGTCTCCGTTGAATTGTGAGCAATCATAGAACATCTGATACATAGTCTCTCCATTAGAAGTGTCCCAAGAATTTAAATCTTGGTCAAAACTTTTAGCACCTCTAAATGCTCCATAAAAAGTCGTAACATTACTAACATTCCAACTATTTAAGGATTTATTAAATGTAGAACAATTAAAGAATGTTTGCTCAAATATTGTTATAGTACTTACATCCCAATTACCTATAGCTCCGTCAAAGTTAGTACATTCTCTAAACATTCTATAAAAAGATGTACTAGAAACAGTAGGAGCATCTGTAGCACTAGCATCTAAATTAGTACATCCATAAAACGCAGCGTTAGTAGATAAATCTAAGACTCCCCATTGTTTTACGTCAAGCATTTTAAGCTTATCTCCAGCGTTATTAAATTGCCAACCTTGCAACGTTCCCTCTATACTTATTTCGTATTGTCCAGCACTACTATAAGTGTGTGTAACCTCTTGTTGATTGTAACTTGTTATTGTATCGCTAGAGCCATCTCCCCAGTTTACTACAGCGTTATAACTACCACTACTAACCAATGGCATCATAAATTGTGTGTTCAAGCTAGAGCCACTAGATGTATTCTCTGTGTCAATAGTAAAGACAAATTGATTAGGAGCTGTCTGTGATAAATCTACTACGTCATTCTTCTCTAATAGAAGCACCATAGCGTCTTTACGACCTACTTCCTTAATACTCTTGATAGAATAATTAGTAGAGCCATTAGAGATAAAGTATTGTGGACTTACTCCTATGTTTGTTCTGTATCTTATTAGGCACTCTATACGCTCGTCATTGATTAAGGCATCAGCATCGAAGTTAGTGTTGCCACCTTTGAAGTCAAAGTCTGCATAAATGGTAACATAACTATTATCAGACACTACTCTCTCGCCATATGCGTTAGTAGAGTAAGTCTGTGTATATAGTTTTAACTTTCTATCTAGTTTGCCTATTATCATAGTTCAAGCAATCGGTAAGGAGTTAATAAGTGGTCTACCATTAAAGGTAATTCATTTACTTGAGTTCCCATAACAACATCTTGTCGGTTCTCATAATATCGACCAACGATGATATAAATAGCTTGTACTATTGGAGCTGGAACGTCACTAGCTGTACCACCTACTATAAACTCAACCTCTACAGCGTTTGGTCTTTCGTAAGTGTTTGGAAAGTCTCCAGTCTCCGATTCATATATCCTTCCTGGTCTTACCTTAGTATCTACATCGTAATTAGAAGCAGCTAAGGTTTGTAATGTATTGTCGGCATCGTAATACTTAATGTGAGTAACACTAGCAACATCTCCTACTTGTAAGTCAATGTAAGGAGGAAACTCATCGTAAAATATATTGTACGTCTGAGTCATTAATCTACGTCTAGTGAACTCCTCTACAACTTGCGTAGCAACATTAATCAAAGACGTAATATAAGTATTATCATCGTCATAGTCTGAGTCTATTCTTAAAAATGCTTTAGCCTCTGATAATGATATTACCGTAGACGTTGGAGCAGTCTTTAGAATTAACTTACCGTAAGGCACATAGTCAGAGCCTCTTAATGTGTTAAAGTTGTAGTTATAGTATTCCATTTAAAAAAAATTAATGGAGAGAGTGTTTCCACTCCCTCCGTTAAAATAAACAAATTATGCTTCAATCAAAGAAGCGAAAGCAGTATCGTTTTGTACAGCATCACCATCAACTAATGAAGTCAAGATATATCTTGGCTCACCAGTTCCAGCGTTAGTATAGATGTCATATATAACGTCTAAGCCACCGAACTGAGCAATGTGAACTTTAGAGAAGTCTCCAAATAAAGCGTGGTCTTTAGTAGCACCACCACCATTACCAACATTACTAGAAACGAAAGAGAAATATCCGTTGATAGTTTTGTCAGAGTTATCATATAATGGAGAAACATTAGAAACTTGAGCAGCAGACTTAGCAGCAGTATAAGCATTAGTATCTACTAAGTAAGCCATTCTAGCACCTTCTAATTGTACACCAGCATCTAAGATAGCAGACTCAAGAGCGATTGCACTAGCAGCAGAGAAAGCAGCAGTAGAACCAGCAGCAGCGTCAGCGAAGATAGAAGTAGGAGCGTTAGATACATCACCAGTTCCTAATAAAGCAGCTTCTAATGTAGCAGCAACAGACTGAGCCATATTTCTTCTCAATGCAGCCTCGATAGAAGCATTTTGAGCGATAGCCTCAGCAGATACATTTACAATAGAGATAAGTTTCTTAGGAGATAATGTTACGCTTGTAGCAGTACCATTAGCTGCTGGAGCAGAACCACCAGTCTCAGCAACGAAGCCAGAGTTGATAGCACTAAATACTGGGAACTTCATATTGTCTACACCAGCATAAAAATTAGCACCAGCAGAAGCTAAAACTAAGTTTGCTTCTAATTGGTCAGTCCAAGCCATAACCTCAGTTGCGTTACCAGCAGCAGTAGCTACAGCAGCACGAGTTAGGATTGAAGATGGTATAGCGATACCTTTAAATGATTGACCAGTGTAACGAGCCTCATTTCTTGCTTCTTGGTCCATCTCTTTTACAAGACCTTCTAAACGACCAGTTGCAGCTTGATTCATAGCGTCTTGGAAAGAATAGTCTCTCACTTCGCTAGGAGTGTTTTCTGTTACTTCTTTAACAGCTTTAGTTGCTTGAAGTTTCT